TCTGAACAGAGTCGCCAAATATTGGCAGACAGCGTTTACCGTGCCATTCATTTTGAATTCGTCAGATGGGCGCAATCCCACGGCGCATCTTGCGTTAAACGATGAAGGACCAACACCATGAGTGACAAGATACACGCCAACTGGATTGCGTCCACAGTCCCAACGTGGGAGGAAATTAAACCGCCGCATACTTTAGAAAGATACATTATCAACAAGCAAGCGGCAGAAATTAACGCACTGCGCAAGCGAGTGCAGGAGCTTGAGGCTAACCACGATCAATACCGAATGATGTGGCTGCGCGAGAAAGAGAAAAACGATTTACGAAAAAGTAACGGAAAAGCAAAACAACCAGGTATTACAACTGCACCGTCTGAGGTGTACGAAAACGCAGTTTCAACACTCGCGGCAATCAAGGAGATAATCTAATGGAAGAGCTTAAGTTATTAATTGAGATGGTCGCCAATCTGCCTACGCTAACAGTGTGGGTGCTAGCGGGTTACCTAGCCTACAAGTTATCTGTTATTGGCAGTATTTACGGTCTTACTCGGTTTGGTATAGATAGACTGCACGACTATCTGCGAAATCGTCATGAATCTCGGGATATCAGACCTACGATAAGTGGCAGAACAATCTCTGGATGCGCAACTCAGCTAGAATCTATAATAGTCTCTCTGAGTAACATTAGTAACTCCGGTCTTGGTCGTGATGGTTACATCTGGCCGAACGATGTTGCATGGCTTCAAGAAGCTGTCAATGAGAAGAAAGTAAAAGAGGCCGCAAAATGATTATGGAGTACATGAACTGACAATCGCTTTCCACAGAGTACGACCCGATTCCATACACCAGCTTGATTGGGCTATTGATACTGCTATGAAGACAAATCATGAAGAAACTGATAAGCACACTTCTCCTCCTAACCCCACTAATCTCTGATGCAGGAACATTGGGACTACATCTACAATCTATCCACGACAGACCCTACTTCAACGACGACAACCCCGGAATCTACCTCAAAACCCATGATGGATTCACAGTCGGAACCTATTACAACAGCGAGTACCGTCAATCAACGTATGTTGGAGCAACGATCTCTGCTAAAGGTGTTGAGATCTCTACACTACTTATCACCGGGTACAACGCGAGTGTACTCCCCGTAATCATTCCCTCTATTCTCATAAAGGACAAACTACGAATATCTCTGTTAGCTAACCCGTTTGGGGCATCAGCCCTACATTTCTCATTTGAAGGAAAGTTTTGATATGGCACACGAATTAGGAATCATGGCAGATGGTACGTACTCTATGGTACGCTCTTCAGACTCACAACCATCATGGCATGGGTTGGAGAATGTACTTCCACCTGACGCAACATATGGACAATGGCTAGATCGTTCTGGTATGAACTTCGCTATTCTATCTGCACCGATTGAGTATGACGCACTAGGCTATGTTAAAAAGTTCCCTGAACGAAAAGTACTGTATAGAAACGACACACTTGCTGCCCTCAGTATCGTCTCAGAGGACTACCACATCGTACAGCCTGATCAGGTACTGTCCTTCTTCACTGATCTCTGCACGAAATACAACCTGAAGATGGATACAGCAGGTGTCATCCGTAATGGTGTAAAGTTCTGGGCTCTTGCTAAGACAGGTGAACGCATCAACGTGGGTATGGAGAAAGATGCCGTTGATCAATACATCTTGTTAGCCACATCAGCAGACGCATCTATGGCTACCACCGCTAAACACACCACTATGCGTGTGGTATGTAGTAATACCTTCCATGCTAATATTAACAATGGTGAAGCTGCTATCCGTGTAAACCACTCCAAATTGTTCAATGCTGGCGACGTCAAGATTGATCTGCAACTATTAGCATCCTCATTCAACACCTTTGGAGAGATTGCCACGGAGCTACATGAAGCGAAAGTGACTATCCCTGAAGCACGTTCTTGGTACGCTGAACTACTAAGCGGTAAAGAAAGGATGGACACAGATGAAGTAAACAGTTATGCAGGTACCTCCCGTATCTTCAAGACACTCATGCAAAGCTATCGTGAAGGTGCTGGTAATGAAGAGACTGCATGGGGTCTCTTCAATGGTGTAACTTATATGGTTGATCACACGAGAGGACGCTCTATCGACTCTTCCCTGAACTCCTCCATGTTTGGAATGGGTGCTTCTTTGAAACAGAAAGCATGGTCTAAAGTAACCAAGATGATTGGAATGACTGTATGATGCTATATGAACTACCCCGTGGATCCCTCTTCACAATCGATGAGGGCATGTTGTTAGAGACACCTAATGCACCTGTGTATCAACTGCATCACCTGGATGGTATGTATAGTGTGTGCTATACAGCAGACAAAAATGAGTTGATTCACCTGCATGTTGGTACACCTGTAAAGAAAGTTGAGGTACATTGATGAAACGTCCAGTTGTGTATTTGTGCGGTCCTATGGAAGCCGTAACCGTTGCTGAAGCATGGGCATGGCGCAAAACAGCCAAAGAGTTGTTGATGGAGTACTGTGATGTGCTGGATCCATGCCGGAGGGTACACACGTTTGAAGCCCGACAGATGAAACGGATCTTTGAGTTGGATCTCAGGGATATCCGGGGCTGTGACATTGTGTTGGCTAACCTGAATCTCATGTATGATAAGCCCTCACATGGTACAGCCCAAGAAATGTTCTATGCCCACTATGTACTAAGGAAACCAGTGATTGCATTCAAATCGGAGCTGACCAAACTACATCCATTCATCGAGAATACCACCACTGAATGGCGTTCTACCGTGGAGAAAGCATGTGAGACGATCATGGAGGAGTACCTATAATGCTCGGTGTGTTAGCTATTGTTGTGACATACTCCATCTGGTATTACATCTCTTTTAAGGCTTAACATGCAGGATATACTTCTAAACATCTGGGTGTGTATCCTCTTCATAGGAAGTGCTCGTGTAACGTATGAACTATTTAGACCAAGGAAGATCATTATATGAAATATGAATTATGGACCCGTGAAAGTTTGAATGGTGGTCATATGTTTATTCTGACCACAGACAACATTGATATGTTGCGACAGGACATAAAGGATAACAAGAACGTCTATATCCGGGTACTCTACCCCAACACTGAAGCACCCTTCTTTATCAACAATTTTGCTGAGTATGAAGAGTATGTCGAAGACTTCTATGAAAGAAAGTACAACTATAATATGAGCATTGCTGATGACGATCTAGACAGAAACTCTGAGCTAACAAACTATATCAAGAACAACCGTGAGAAAGATGATACTATTATGCTGCAACCACCTACCCTAGATACTACCCAAACAAACGCTATCAACCCAAAACACTACCAGAATGTAGCCGCTGGTCGCCAATATGTCGAATTAATGGTTGATATGTTAGCCCGATTTGAAGGTGTTGAAGCCCACCTGATGGGACAGACCTACAAGTATCTGATGAGAGCTAAGCTCAAAGATCCTCTGGTACAAGACCTGAAGAAAGCTCGTTGGTATCTGGATGCTCTGATTAAGTATGCAGAAGAAGGTAAGGTGATGTGATGAAACTTGTAATTATTGAATCAGCAAAAGGGATCGTCTCAGTATGGGAGCGTAATGCTGAGATTGCCCGATTCAAATATGAAGGCGAAATTGATCTGGACACTATCTTGGAGCTACTACAAGAGGATTACCCGGAGGAGGCAGCATAATGGGACGACTAAAAGAGTTCTGTACAGACGATCAAGGTGAGATCCACCCTGAGTGGTTAGAGGACAAAAAACGTGTTGAGAAATATTTGAAGGAACGTAATGAACCTAGTAAAGACAGTAAAAAGATTCGTGTCAGGAAGCCACAAACTGTTCGACATCTATGAGTGTACGGTTGATGAAGTCGAGTCATACAAAAGCTCTACTGATAAGAATATGGTCAAAGTCACTATTGAAGGGAAAGAGTATACCGGGTTACACAACAAGTGGGTGTATGAGTACCTATGTGCGAACGAGGGCACGCCTTCCTTCATTGTACTATGGAGGGCACCTAAGGGTGATCCAATGGTTACATATGTCAAGGAAATTTGGCAAGACCATATCAAAGGTGAATACAATATTGAAGTCGCACAAGAGACTGATGCCTACTGTGTCAAGAATGAGGAAGCATTCTGCTATTTATGGATAAACAAAGATGATGACACTAAGTACATTGGAATACATACTGGAAAACCTGATGACGGATATATCTGTTCATCTTCTCAGCTATTGCTTGAATATAGTGAATGCCCAACTCGCTTTATCAGAACCATCTTGGCTTATGGATCCACTTCTGATATGCTGGAATTAGAAACAATACTGATCATGCAGTTGAAAGCAACTAAATCCCCCTTGTACTTTAACCTGTCAAATAACCTCCGGGGTTCTAAATATGAGCAATAACACTTTCTTAGTTGGTGACACCTTCTACACGGCACCCTATCTTTCTTGGCTTCAGAAATATGGAGATTGATGGATGACTACAGAACAAGAACGTATTACACAAAAGGACAATGTATATAAGCTGAGGGCAGTGGATGGATACCATTCGGAAGTAGATATACTATGTAAATTAACTGATACAGGTAACGGATATATCTTTAAATTACCCTCGTATAGTAGTACCTCTCAGGTAAATTATATCTGCATGGATTACGCTGAGGCTGACTATATATTTAAGTTGCTGAAACATCTGGATTTAAATACCGAATCAGTAGTAGTCGGTACCTAAGAGGAACCCATGATGAAACATTTTGCTGTTACCTGTGTACTCTATATCGATGCTTTCGATTCGGAAATAGCTGAACAGATATCATTAGAATTACTAGATGACTCATACAGACACACCCATATAACCAACGTGCAAGTCGTTCAAACAGAGGAAATCAATGAACAAAAATGACCTTATCCCTGTGATCACCCAAGAAGAATGTGCTGAGGTAATCCAATCTATCAGCAAAGTATTCAGGTTCGGCAAAGACCAACTGAATCCGTATACAGGTACTACCAACATCTATGAACTGGAGATTGAGATTGGTCAACTGCTATTTATGATAGAACGATTGTCCGACCACTGGCAATTAAACAAAGAACATATATCAAAGGCATACATGAACAAACGTGATACACTAGATTACTGGACAGACTTCTACAAAGGTGAATGATATGAAATCACAGGAGCAATGGGACGAGTTCTTTATTCGGATGGCTGAGTTGGTAGCAACCAACAGCTATGATGAGCGTAAAGTAGGTTGTGTGATTATAAAAGGTGATGCTATCTTAGCATACGCCTACAATGGTACACCTCGTGGTTGGAACAATACCACGCGGACCTCTGAAGGTGAGACCCTAAGCAGTGTACTCCATGCAGAAGCCCATGCTATCGCCAAATGTGCTCGTGCAGGTGTGTCTACAGCACACGCTACCCTGTACTGCACCTACCAACCCTGCTTAGAGTGCGCTAAACTGATTGCATCATCGGGTATCTGGCAGGTGATCTATCGGGATAGTTCTAAGTGTGATGTTGGTATAGACCACTTAATCAAAGCAGGAGTAACCGTAAAGAAAAGCTCTGAAGAGCGATCAATCAACACCCCACACTGTTCTTTGGCTGATCCTGACTGGATCTTATACAACACAAAACTATAATGGAAATACCACTCATTATCGCAATCGCTTATCTGCTCTGGAATAACTACAGTATGCACTGCATTATTGATCAACTTCGATACAACCAGAGGAATTACATTGAGATGCTTACCAAAGGAAATGATGACAAAATTTAAGATACAAGTATCATGTCTTCCTGCTTGTGAAAGGGGCGTGAAGAAGCTAGTATTTGATATCTTGGCTGACTACTGCGAGAGGTTCAGTGTACTGTGTTTAGAGGGGAAGTTCCTGATAAACATCTGCTTCATTGAATATGGGGAGACATCTGATAAGTCCGGCTGTACCTATTTCGTGGAAGAACAGAACAAGATACACATACAGCTGAGAGACCCTATGCTGAATGATTGGGAGAGTAATCCCTATACGATGAATACGTTCATGAATGTACTCTGCCATGAGATTGTTCATGCCTGTCAGCATCTGACTGGTAGGAATGGTTTCAAGATACCACAGCTAACATATGACAGTGAGGACGAGGGGGAGGAATACTTCTTTGATCCCGCTGAGATTGAAGCAAGGGTATTAGCTGACTTCTATAGGGATAAATTTGCGAATAAACTATTACCATGACTAAAAGATACACATGGGATTTGGAGACTAATAACCTGCTTCCAGACGTAAACCGAATATGGATGTTGGTGATAGAGAACGTGGATACCGGAGAGATCTTCACTTTTGATCAGAAAGATGGTGATCCCCACGGTACTGTATTAAAGGATGGACTAGATGAACTCGCAACTGCTGACGTTATCATTGGCCATAATATTATTGCATATGACTTGGTTGTACTACAAAAGCTAGTTGGTTGGAAACCACCAGAGCATATTCGTATTGTTGACACATGGATCCTGTCCCAACTAGTACAGTACAAACGGGAACACAAGCATAGTCTCGAAGGGTGGGGATCCAAGTTTGGATTTCCTAAACTACCCTTCGATAAGTTTAATGAGTACTCTGATGAAATGCTTACCTACTGTATCCGTGATGTACAGCTGAATACGAAAGTATACAAAGAGTTGGCTGATCAATCGCGTAAAATCATCGCACGGAACCCTCTGTTCTCCAAAGGTATCACCGTGGAGATGGAGTTTGCGAAGATCGAGTCAGAAATCCGCAACAAAGGTTGGTTGTTTAACCTACCTGCAGCTGAGAAACTATTGGAGGAGATTGATGGTAAGCTGAACCATATTGAGGCGATCCTTGAACCGCTGATCGGTATGCGATGTATCCGTAGGGATGGCTTGGAGTTTAAAACCCCGGCGTACCGTAAGGATGGTTGCTATACGGTGAACACCGCTAAGTGGTTTGATATCCCGATTGAGTTGGGGAGGCCAACCAGATTCGGGAGACCTATTGAAGGTCCATACTCACGTATCTCCTTCGAACAAGGTAAAGTATCCTCAATAGAGGTTGTGAAAGACTATCTGTACTCTATTGGATGGGTACCCGATGAATGGAATGTGGAGAGAATCAATGGTAAATTCGTTAATAAATCGCCTAAACTCACGGAATCATCGCTCTCAGTCCTCGGTGAATCTGGGATACTTATCTCCGAGTACTACACTATCAGGAGTCGAAAAGGGATTCTTGAAGGTTGGATCAAAGAGGTTCGCCGCGATGGTCGCTTGCATGGTCGTATGTGGACTATTGGTACTCCCACATTTCGATGCCGCCACGAGGTTGTCGCAAACCTCCCTTCAGTTGACTCGGTTTACGGTAAGGAGATGCGGTCGCTACTCATTTGTGAGGATGGTTTCTCCATTGTCGGGGCAGACAGTGCTGGTAATCAAATGCGAGGACTCTGTCACTACATCGGCAACGACGATTTCACACACGAGGTAATCAATGGCGATGTTCACCAGAGGAATGCTGATGCGCTCGGTGTCACCCGAAAGCTGGCCAAACCGTGGCTATATGCTTTCTTGTTCGGTGGAGGAGCAGGTAAACTCGGCCTTATCCTTACCGGAAAGCGTGATGCAGGAGTGGGACAAAATGCAATCGACAAGTTTCAGGACAGTATCCCCGGACTCAAAGAACTCAGAGATTCTCTCGGAGAAACCTTTGACAAAACCTCGAGTGCGTTTGGTAAGGATAACGCCTTCATCAGGGGTATAGACGGACGGACTATCTTTGTGAGTAGTCCACATCAAGTATTAAACTACCTGCTACAGACTTTGGAAGGTATCACTTGTAAGGCAGCTATTGTATGGATGAAAAAGGAATTAACTAAACGTAATATACCACACTACTTTACATTGATGTATCATGATGAATTTTGTGTCGTATCTCCTGATGAATACGCAGAAGAAGTAAAACAATTATCTATCGATGCGTTCACAGAAGCACCAAAAGAATTTGGTGTGATGTGTATGAACGGTAGCGCACATATAGGGAAAACATATGGAGACGTTCATTGATGAAGCAAGAGCAACTGCAATTTGTAGGTCAGATGGCTGCGTGAATGCGGTAGAGGAACACAAATGAGCTGGGATAATATAACCCCGTGGTGGATGCTTGAATTAGAGTTTGAAAAGTTTGAGGCACTCTGTTTAGGGTGCATGCCCAACGAATGGATACCTCAATACTCCCGGTCTATGCCTAAATATGGAAGAATGTTTCATGAATAACGATAACTTTGAATACTGTATTCTCGATGCTGACAGCTTGATCTATCAGATTGCCCATACAGAACCCTCACCTAACCTCTGTAAGAAGAAGTTTGATGACAGGATCGCTGAGATAATCTCGAATACGGATGCTCTAGGTAGTTATGTCTTCATTAAAGGGGAGACAAACTTCAGGCACTCCTACCCAACATACAAAGCTAACCGCAAAGACAACATCGATCCGGCTGTAAAGGAACGGATTAAGAAGTTGTATACACATGCAAAAGAATTCTGTGTGGAGGCTGATGGTGCTGAAGCTGATGACTATGTACGGTTGGCAGCTGTAGGTTGTGCAGAAAAGAACCTGTCATTCATTGTAGCTCACATCGATAAAGATCTGAACTGTATCCCTGGATGGCACTACAATTTTCGTACAGGTACATCAACACAGATCCTACCTGTTGAAGCATACACCTTCCAGATGCAACAGCTGCTGATGGGTGACAGCACAGACAACATCGGTGGTATCCGTGGTGTGGGTATAGCACGGGCAGAGAAGATACTGAAGGATATCCCACCGGAACGTATGCTGAGTGAGGTAATCCAATCTATCAGCAAAGTATTCAGGTTCGGCAAAGACCAACTGAATCCGTATACAGGTACTACCAACATCTATGAACTGGAGATTGAGATTGGTCAACTGCTATTTATGATA